CGGAAGAGATTATAAGCGGTTTACAAGGTACTAAAGTAGTAAACGACGCTACAGAATTAACTCAGAACTTCGATACTATTGTGACTTTAGAGGATACTGTTTTTGCTTCTATTAAGATAGGAGGAGTAGACGTAAAGGGGGAATATGTAACAACGCCAGCAAATGCAGTTAAGGCGGGTGCAATTATTCGACCTACACAAAATCAAGTATTCTCAGGAGTTCAGTTAACTAGCGGAAGCGTAGCAATAGTATTATAAGATGTACACTTACAGCAATATGTATTTAATAAACAGTTATAGTTTTGGAGGAGGAGCAGCAGTAGACCCTGACGCTCAAGCGTTCATAACAGCAGCTTCAATAACAGACCCTACGCAACAGAGCGCGATAGACACTTTAGTAACTGACTTAAAAGGTTATGGAGTTTGGACTAAAATGAAAGCTATTTATCCTTTTGTTGGGGGTACGGCTTCAAGTCACAAGTTCAACCTTAAAGACCCTCGTGATTTAGATGCTGCGTTTCGATTAGTATTTAACGGTGGTATTACTCACGATGCTAACGGAATAACAGGTAATGGAGTAAACAGTTACGCAGATACTCAGATAGCTTTAAATACCTTGTCAAGAGATGATAATAGTGGAGGTATTTATTCAAGAAGTGATTTAATAGGCGGTGCTGACTTTGGTATATATAACAGCACTGGCAATGGTTCTTTTCAATCTTCAATAAAAACTTCCAATATTTGGTATAGTAGAAATGGTAGCACAAATGTAAATGCTTTATCTAATACAGATTCAAGAGGTTTTTTTCAAATTACGAGAAGAAATTCATCTCAGTATGTAAAAGCAAAAAACACTACAAAGTCAACTACATCACAAGTAGCTACTGATACGTTTACAAATACTGAAATAATACCTATATGTGCATTGAGAACATCGGGGACAATAACTAGCTATACTTCGAGAAACTACGCATTTCAATACATTGGCAACAGCTCGTTAAGTGATACAGAATTAGACAATATGTACACAGCGGTACAAGCATTTAACACAACATTAAGCAGAAACGTATGATACAGGTAGGACTTTTAACAGAATTACAAAAGGATGAGTTAATAGGGGTATTATACGCACCTGATAGCTATTTCAACCCTATTCAGGACATCAACGATAATTGGGTTATTTCACAAGAGGAGATGTACAACAATGAAAACGAGTTAGTAGCATGGGTTAAAGACTTACCTTTAATAGATTTTGAACCTAAGCCGTCACCTTTTCCACCAGTTGAATAATGAAAACTAGCACTTTTATAGGGTATATACTAACAAGCTTAGCGGTATTTTTAACCCCGATAGCTCCGTTAATGGTAGTAGTAGCTTTAGCAATACTTATAGACACGTTTCTAGGCTTATACAAGGCGTATAGAACTAAGCAGACTATAACAAGCCACAAACTAAGTAGAGTAGCTTTTAAAGTGCTTTTCTATGAGTTATTAATAGTTATACTATACCCTATAGATGTTTATATAATGGATGGCAGTATCTACGGAATAAGCCATTTATTAACTAAGAGTGCTTGTTTGTTACTCGTTTTCATAGAGGCTTTAAGCGTAGACGAAAACATACGCGCGATAAATAAAGACAAGGGCGCGGAGTTTTATTTTAAAAAATTACTACATTTGATCCGTAAAGGCAAAGAAGCTATTACAGATATTAAAAAGAAACTATGAGAATAGGCATAGACTGCGGACATGGTGGACTAGACGAAAACGGAAACTATGTAACAGCGGGAAAACGCTCACCTCACCCTGTAGACGGCAAATGGTTCTACGAGGGAGTAAACAACAGAAAGTACGGTATTGAATACGCTCAAGTTCTTGAAAAGTTCGGACACGAAGTAGTGTTTATTACAGACCCTTACGACTATAAAGATGTGCCGCTTTCGACTAGGGTAACTATTGCAAACGCTAAAGATTTAGATTTACTCGTTTCTGTACATTCGAACGCTGCTAACAATACTAACGCTAGAGGCTACGAAGTTTTTACTTCTGAGGGTAGCGGGTTTATAAGCAACAAGGCTGCGGACAACTGGATAGAGGAGATGAGCGAGACGTTTCCTGAGCTACGCAACCGAGGACACAAAAAAGCAAACTTTGCAATTATAAAAAGAACGACTTGCCCCGCTATATTATTAGAATTAGAGTTTCACACTAACGATGAAGCGGTAAGGTTATTAAGAAGCTGGGAGTTTCGTTTTAAAACTGCGTTAGTTCTAGCACGAACAATAAACAATTTATGAAAAAAAGGAAACCAGCAACTAAGGCGGTAAAGGAATACGAACAGATAAGGGTAAGAGTTTACCCCGATGAGTTAGAAGCCTTAAACAACCTCCGCAACCTTTGGAATACTGCAATAGATAACGGAACAGACCCTAGAGAAGTAAAACACGGCTGGATAAAATCTAAAGAGTCTAGCTTATTTATAAAGAACCACAACTACAAAGAGCCTGAAACAATAGCTATAGAGAAGTCGTTTAACGAACTACTCGAAGCGTTTAAGGACTACGCACCTAAATACCCTACTATTGTAAGGGAGAAAACTAAAGACGCTCATTTATTAGTAGTAGATCCAGCAGATATTCATATAGGTAAACTTTGCAGAGCGTTTGAGACAGGACAGGAGTATAACTCACAAATTGCAGTTAAGCGCGTTAAAGAGGGCGTACAAGGGTTGTTAAACAAGTCGCAAGGGTTTAACATTGATAAGATACTTTTAGTCATTGGAAACGATATTCTACACACAGACACGCCTAAACGACAAACTACAAGCGGAACGCCTCAGGATACCGACGGAATGTGGTACGATAATTTTCTCGACGGTGTTCGACTTTACGTAGACCTTATAGAGATGCTTATGCAAGTAGCAGACGTTCACGTAACATTCAACCCAAGTAACCACGATTATACAAGCGGGTTTTATTTAGCTCAACTTATTGCTACGCACTTTAGAAACTCGGGGAACATTACTTTCGATGTATCTATTTCACACCGTAAATATTTTACCTACGGTTTCAATCTAATAGGCAGCACACACGGTGACGGGGCAAAGACTAACGACCTACCTCTATTAATGGCACACGAAGCGAGCGACTGGGGTAAATGTAAACACAGATATATTTATACACACCACGTACACCACAAAACAGCCAAGGATATAATGAGCGTATGTATTGAAAGTTTACGAAGCCCTAGCGGTGCGGATTCATGGCATCACAGAAACGGGTACATTCACGCTCCTAAAGCTGTAGAAGGATTTTTACATCACCCTATTCACGGACAGATTGCCCGTTTAACACACTTATTCTAATGAAATACTTATTAATTATACTATTATTCGCTAGCTGTTCTCCTACGTGGCACGTTAAAAAGGCGGTAAAAAAAGGCTGGAAACCCGAAAAGGAGACGGTAACAAATAGAACTATACGACTTATTAAAGTTCACGACACTATTACAAACGATGTAATACGAGTTGACACGCTACACGAGATAGAAACACGCACTATTTATCAGGATAGACCTTTACTTAGGTACGAGACTAAGTTAATACGCGACACTATTAGAATAAAGGAGAAAGCCGATACAAAGCAAATACAGGCTCGTTTGCGCACTGAATACAAAAAAGCAATAGATACTATCAAAGCACAACAGAAACGCGTTAAATGGTGGCTTTATATGCTTATAGGCGGTGCGCTTGTTTATTTCCGTCGTTACTTATGGCGGGTAGTTAAATTTCTTATTTCTCAGATACCAATTTAACGCAATTTTATTTAGTTAGTTTTCAAGCAGTTAGAAAATAATTACAAAAAAGTTTGTAAAAAGTTACTAAAAAACTTGCAAGAACTAAATTCGTGTATTATATTTGTCAAAACAATTAAAAACAAATAAACATGAAAAAGCAAGAATTTTTAAACACAGTAGAAGTATTAGCGACTAAAACAACATTGTTCAACTTATCAAAAAAAGGCGAACACGCTGCTGCATACTTAGGTTGGACAACTATAGGAGAGACAACTGGACAAAATGAGAAGATATGGAGTAAGTATGGTAGTTTGAGTAATATAATTATTGCTAAAAAAGCATCAGAAGTTAACGCTATACTTGAATCAATAGGTATAGATAATATGAAAGCTTTTTCAACCAAATCAAAAGAAGCGTGTAGATTGAGAAATATATAACGCTAATTGTGTAACGCAAAATGTATAATTAAACAAATAAACATGAAAACAGAATTTTTAGATTTAGACTGCTTTTTAATAGAGTTCACCTACGAACATCAACAAGCAGAACCCGAGGTAGGTTATTTAGTTCCTTTTTGGAGCTGGGACGTTAAAGCGGTTTATGTAGTTTCAGACTTGATATTTGACGAATACGATATACTAGACATGCTTAGTGTAGAAGACTTAGGTAGAATAGACGACGAAATAGAGGAATACTTAAACAACAAATAGATGTTATACAAACTAAAAACAGAAACAAAGACTATTTACCGTAATAGTGCGGTAGAAGTCGCAAAGGTCTGCGGATGCTCAGCAGCCACTATCTATACTAGATTAGGTAGAAAAGGACAAAAGAGCGATATTATTAACGGAGTAGAAATAACAATAGTAGAGATATGAAGCCATTTATTCAAACAAGCATAGCAGCAGCAGTATTTATATTAGTAGCAGTATTAATTATTGCACTGCACAAAATAGAAAAGTACAAAGAACAAGTAGAAGAGCAGAAAGAAACTATCTACGAGCTAAAAGAGGAACTACACACCTACCAAGTGATGTACTTAAAATGTGCGGGTAACATTGAAGGAGATAATTACGAAGTGCAATACTTAGAGGGTAAACTTAAATTTTGTAAAACTAAATAACATGAGAGTAAGAACAAACGACGGAAAAGAAGGAACTATAGTAGAAAGAAAAACTAACCAAGTCCTTGTAAAGTTTAATAACGGAACGGTAAAAGGTTACCGCCCTGAGCAAGTTCAGGAAATAGGAAAGCCAGCTAACAACTTAAGACCTCCGAGCCGAGAGCGTGACTTGTTTCTCCTTAAGCTAGAAACGATTGAAGAGCTAAAAGAGAACGCCTCAACTTATTCAAACGACTACGCTAAAGGAATGGCAGATGCTTACGCATTAGTATTAGAATTATTTAACGAACTGAAATGATAAAATACAATAACAGCCTTTTAAGGCATATAGATGAGATATACCAGCGAAACAAGGAAGTAACAGCTAAAGAGGTTGCACACGTTCTAAACTGTACTTTAAACCATGCTAGAATGAGATTAACCGAGTTGAGGTATAGAGATGCCAAAGGAGAGTATAAGCCTTACATGGTATCTCCCCCGCCTAGTAGAGAAGAGAGATACCACGATAGTAACAGGTGGCACGACATAGAGGAGGACATAAAAGAAGTAGATGTAGACGAACTTTATAAAAATGCAATGATATGAAAACGATAAAAGTATTAAACCTATATGCTTGCCTTGGTGGCAACCGTTACAAGTGGGACGAGGTAGCACAAGAAGCGAACGTAAAAATGGAAGTAACAGCAGTCGAATGGGATGAGGAACTTGCTAAATTATATCAAGAACGCTTCCCAAATGACACCGTAATAGTAGCAGACGCTCACCAATATTTATTAGACCACTATAAAGAGTTCGATTTTATTTGGAGTTCCCCGCCTTGCCCTAGTCATAGCAAAATCAGACATCAAAAAGCGTGTTATTTTAATAATGATGTTTACCCTATAATATACCCTGATATGTCGCTTTATCAAGAAATCATTTTATTGTCGAAATATTTTAAGGGTGGGTATTTAGTTGAAAATGTATCTCCTTACTACACACCATTAATTGAAGCGAAAAGAAGAGGTAGACACTTATACTGGTGTAATTTTAACCTACCTAATATTCTTAGTAAAAGAGAACAAGCAAAAATAACAAGCGGAGGAAATGAATTAAAAAATCTTTCTAAATTCCATGACTACGACTTTACTAAATACAAAGGAACTCAAAGAACGGATAAAATAGCACGAAACCTTGTAGACTACGAAGCGGGAAGAACTATCTTTGAAACATACCTAGGAATAGAAAGAAAGCAAGATATTAACCAAACAACAATATTTGACTTATGAAAATAACACTAGAATTTAAAGACGAAGACGCAGAAGCAGCGTTAACAGCCTTAGACGGCTACAAGTGGAAGTTAGCAATGTGGGAATTAGACCAACTGTTAAGATTAACTACAAAGTACGACGCTTCTATATTAAACCATAACCAGCAAGCAAATGAAGCAGAATACGAAATAGCTGAAAAGATTAGAGAAGAAATAGGAAGAATATTAGAAAATTATAACTTAAAACTAGACTAATGACAAAAGAAGAAAAATTAATAAACGTAGCGGGACTTGTTTACACGCTTAGAGACTTACTAGAAGACATCGACTGGAACAGGGAACTCAAACAAAGAACAAAGAACTACGCTGCTTACCTAGATAGGCTAGTGCGTGAAATAACAGCCGATAGAGAAGTATGGCAAGAGCTAGACGATTTACAAGAATATTTTTACGAACATTTTGTAAGGGAAAAAGAAAAATAGTTATATTTGTACACGTTGCGCTCTCACAATAAGCAACACAGACATTTTATTAACCTCTGTAATGAATTGAGAAGTGAGAGCCTCAAGGATTTACGGAGGTTTTTTTTTACACAAAAAACAATTAAATTATGAACTATGAACAATTTTTAAACCAAAAAAAACACCTTATAGGAGAGTTTGGTTTTGAGCCTAATTACTTTCCTGATTGTGCTTTTGATTTTCAAAAAGCAATAATAGAGAAAGCGGTTAGAAAAGGTAGAATGGCAGTATTTGCTGATACTGGACTAGGTAAAACTTTAATACAGTTATCTATAGCTGTGAACATCGTAAACGAAACTAATGGAAAGGTATTAATATTAACGCCTTTAGCGGTTGGTTTTCAGTTTGTAAAAGAAGCTATGGATAGGAATATTACCGACGACATCGAGCAAACAAAAAACGGAAAGCACACAAAGAAAATAGTAGTATGTAATTACGAAAGGTTGCAATATTTAAACCCTAAAGACTTTGAGGGGGTTATACTAGATGAAAGTAGTATTTTAAAGAACTTTGACGGTAAAATTAAAAATCAAATTACTAGCTTTATTAAAAAAGTAAAATACCGTTATTTATCTACAGCAACCCCAAGCCCTAACGATTTTATAGAACTAGGCACAAGTAGCGAGGCACTCGGTTATATGGGTTATATGGATATGCTAGGTAAGTTTTTTAAAAACAACAATAACACCTCAGACAGTAACGCCCGTAACATAGGTGAAAAATACTATCTTAAACCACACGCAGAAAAGGACTTTTTTGCATGGGTAAACCAATGGTCTATAATGGTTAAAAAGCCGTCGGACTTAGGTTTTGATGACACGAGGTATATACTTCCTGAACTCATAGTAAATAAACACGTCGTTAAAAACAATTCGTTAATAGATGTTGACGGTCAGATACAAATGTTTACACCAGTCGCAAAGAACTTTAATGAAATAAAGCACGAAGAGAAAAGCACAATAAAAGAAAGATGCGAAAAGGCTATTCAACTAGCAAAAGGTAAGACTTCTGTTTATTGGGTTAATAGAAACGAGGAAAGCGGACTAATAAAGTCTTTAGATAGTGAAGCTGTAGAAATATTAGGCAGTATGTCAGTTGACCGTAAAGAAGAGATTTTAGTAGCCTTTGCAAATGGAGAAATAACTCGACTAATAACCAAGGCTAAGATGACTGGTATGGGTTTAAACTGGCAGCACTGCAATCACTCTGTATTCTTTCCTACATGGAGCTACGAACAATACTACCAAGCTATTCGAAGGTTTTGGAGATTTGGGCAACAACGCGACGTAACTATTGATATGGTTATTTCAGACGGTCAGACTAGAGTAATGGAAGCACTACAGCAAAAGACCGAAAAAGCAATACAGCTATATCAAAATCTAGTAGAAAATGTAAACGCGGACTTTACGCACAAAACAAAAGAATTTAATAAACAAATAGAAACACCAAAATTTATCTAACATGAAAGTAAAAGAACAAGTTTTAACAGATGATTACGCAATCTATAACGGAGATTGTATGCACGTATTACCAACGCTTAAAGACGAGAGTATTGATTTATCGGTATATTCTCCACCTTTTGCGGGTTTATACAACTACTCAAGTAGTCCTAACGATTTTAGCAACTGCGAAAGTAAGGAACAATTTTTAGAGCAATACGATTTTTTAATCGAGCAAATGGCTAGGGTAACAAAGAAAGGGCGTATAAACGCTGTACACTGTACGGATGTATTTGATAATACTTCGCGCCTTTGGGACTTTCCTCACGAGATTATTAGACTACATGAAAAGCATGGTTTTGAATATCGTAACCGTATAACAATTTGGAAAGAACCGTTAAAAGTTCGTATGCGTACAATGGTACAAAGTTTAATGCATAAATTTGTAGTTGAAGATATGACTAAATGTTTTACAGCTATGCCTGACTATATGCTAATATTTACAAAGAAAGGCGAAAACGAAGTACCAGTAACACACCCTCAAGGGCTAAAAAGATACCACGGAGCTACACCAGTTTTACCTAATATTTTACAAGCGTGGAATAATGCAACTAACGACGGATTTAACGAGGAGCAACTTTGGGAACATTTGAACTCAAAGTATAAGTATCACGAAGACCCGAAAAGCAATAAGTTGAGCCATTACATATGGCAGCGTTACGCTTCGGCTGTATGGGATGACGTCCGTATAGACAATGTTTTACCGTATCGAGAAAGTAAAACAGAAGACGACGAAAAACACGTACACCCTTTGCAATTAGATGTAATTGATAGGATAGTAGAAATGTACACTAACGAAAATGAAGTTGTTTTAACTCCGTTTATGGGTGTAGGTAGTGAGGTTTATAGTCCAGTATCTTTAGGGCGTAAAGCAATAGGTATAGAGTTAAAAGATAGTTACTTTAACCAAGCTATTGAAAACCTAAAACACGCTAAAAAAAGAACGTTCTCAAAGTATGAAGATGTAAAACTTTTTTAAAATGAAAGAAATAATAAAAACAAATTACGATAGCACAGTAAAAAGGGGGCTAATAACCCCCTCTACTACCTTATTTCAATTTATTGATAAATTATATGAGGAAGTTTCCGAGTTTGAAGAGTCTTTAGAATTTAGGGATATGGATAATTTTAAAGAGGAATTAGCAGATATAGTTTTAGTTTGTCTTAATATTGCCGAGCATTATAAAATTGATATTGAAAGCGAATTAAAAAACAAAATTAAAATTAACTATTTAAGAATTTAAACTATGGCAAAAGATAAAAAGAGCTTCGTGCTTTACGCAGACCAGCAAGACCTATTTAGTTTTCTACCTGACGAAGTAGCGGGTAAATTAATTAAACATATATTTTCTTACGTTAACGATGAAAATCCTACAGCAGATAACCAACTTGTTGAACTTGCTTTTATTAGTATTAAACGACAATTGAAGAGGGATTTACAGAAGTGGGAAACACAACTAGAGCAACGCAGAGAAGCGGGGCGTAAAAGCGCTGAGAAACGTCAACGAAATGCAACGACCGTTAACGAGCGTTTACGAGCGTCAACTGATAATGTAAATGTAAATGTAAATGTAAATGATAATAAAGATATATATATGTCTTTTAAACATTTGAAAATAACAAAAGCAGAATGCATCAAGCTAAACGAGAACTACACGAAAGAGCAAATAGATACGGTTTTAGATGCGATACAAAACTACAAAGGCAACAGTAAATATGTTTCCTTATATTTGACGGCTAAGAACTGGCTTAAGAAAGAACACGGAGAGAACGGACGTGCAAGAGTAGATCCGTTAGTAGAACACGTTAAAAAAGCTACAAATAAATGATACTAAACAACGGACACAGCACAAAGTTTTTAACGGACTACCGAGACGGTAAGATACCTAAAGGCTTAAAACTAGGCTGCGCTTTAGATGAGAACTTTGTCTACAAGCACAACCAGTTAAACATATTTCTCGGACACGACAACGTAGGTAAGACATATTTTCAACTTTGGTACTTTCTAGCACTAGCGACTAATCACGATTTAAGCTTTTGTTTATTCTGCGACGAAAACAGCGCGGGTAAGATAATGCGCGACCTTGTACAGATGTACTGCAATAAGTCTTTTATGGACTTAAGCCACAAAGAAATACGACGAGCAGAAATAAAGTTAGAAAACCACTTTAGTTTTATTGACAACACGAAACGATACGAGCCGCGGGAGGTAATAGACTTATACTTAAATTCAGGAAGAGATACGCTACTAATAGACCCTTGGAACTCACTTAAGACAGATTTAACTTATTCTAGTAACTACGACGTATTGAACGAGCTAAAGATGGTAACTAAAGAGGGCAAGCACTCGGTATTTATTAACGCACATCCTACGAGCGCAAGCGGAAGGTTAGGAGCTGTTTATCCTAAAGACCACCAATGGCAAGGACAAGTACGAATACCTTTTAAGTCGGATATTGAAGGCGGTAAAGCGTTCGCAAATAAAGCTGATGACTTCGTAGTTATACACCGCCTAACTTCGCACGCTGAGCTATGGAAGTTTACTATGATTGAAGTAGCAAAGATAAAAGACACGGATACTGGAGGTAAGCCGACGTTTCAAGACCAGCCTATTATGTTAGACTATAACTTTGGTCTAGGGTTAACGGTTAACGGGGTAGATGTAATTAAACGCCCTCAAGCTTTTCAGAAGAAGATAGTACCTAACGAGCCGCGGGAGGACTTAAACAAATTTAAAAACATTAACTTCGATATTGAAAACGGGTTAGATGAAGACCCGCATGAGATATGGAACACAATTAA